TGCGAGATATCAGGTGTATGTATATGTTGATAAGCGAGGTCAAAAGAGTCGTTGGGGCGAGTCGGAAGTGTCATATTTGCGTCCTTTGAGAGAATTGGGAGGTATTTGTACGTATAATACCATAGAAATGTAGACCCGTCAAACCTGTATGGAAAGTACTACACATACACCCGAGTCTGAGATGTAAACATACATACACCCCGTATACAGCCCCTCTAAAGATACAACATTGACTATCAACACCCTCTCGTGGTATAATCTATGAACCAGCCCGAAGGGAATAATAATAGGGGAGTGGAGATTCTAGCGTAGCTAGCTGGCCCCTAACCCCATCACCGCTCCCTCTCGCTGACTTGACACTTCCACCCCGAAACTGTAACGTAGCGAGTGGAGGTACCGAACCCTTGGGAAATTTCCTTAACCCAGATCCCCTAACTCATTTGACGCCTAGACGATGGGGTGGTATACGCGCGCACGGGCGCCCATTCCACCTAAACACACTAAAGCTGTTCCTCGTCGCCATTACCATCATCGCCGGGCTAATCGCCCTCAGCCCACTCGGGATTGCTGGTGCTCAATCTCCCACTCCTACTCCTTCACCTATTCCGGTGAAGCCCGTCATCACCTTCAACAAGATCCCCTTCACCTATGAGGGTGGGGCTGTTGTCGAATTCACCATCGTTGTGACTAACGTCGCTGCTAACCCTGATCAGGGGGACGTAGACGAGAGTACCAGTAGTATCCTCACAATTGATGACCCTCTACAACAGCCGGGAATGTTCTGGTATCTCACGAGTGTTGAGAACGCCGAGTGTGCGCCCTTTAACATCACTACCGGATACAACCTTCACTGCACCACTAGTGGCTTAAGGGGCCGACATCTTAACGATTCACAGACAGCTTTTGTTTACGATTCCGCGACTATAGTAGTCCGTGGAATCAAGGCTAGTTGTGGAACCGTTACTAACACCGCCATTCTTACTGGAGATGATCTTGCTCGCCCACTGATTGCCAGTGCCGAAGCAGGTGTCCCATGTGTTCCGGCGGTAACCCCTACACCCACGAGTACACCAATTCCGCCCACCCCCACCCCAACATCTACAGTTGCTCCACCAACCCCTACCTCTACTCCGCAGATCATCTATGTGGAAGTAACTCCGACCCCTAAACCCATCCCCGCTCCTGCTGTTGTACCGGGTGCTCCTAAGACCGGAAACACTGATTCCACCACAGTTGTAAGCGCAAGTGCGTTTGATTCTGCGGCTGGATATCTTATCTGGATCTTCGGCCTCGTATTTATCGCAGGAATCATTGCCACCGCAATTCACCGACTTCGCTCTTAGTACTTGGTGAGTTGACGTACCAGTACTAGACTGGTATTCTACCCTGCAAGGTGGTGAACGGGAATACCTCTCCAGTCGCCAACCTTCTCCTACGGCCCACTGGATTGATTCTTTGTCCTTTCGATCAATCCAGTGGGCCATCACATTATTCTGGAGTACTAGAAATTGACTAACACATCTAGCACAACTAACACATCTAGGACAAGTATCTGATCCGCCGACATTCGGTGAGCGAAAAGGTTGCTGGTAGCGCAGTAACTAAGTACGCAGCCCGAATAGTGGGGGTGATCGCTCTCTCTCTTTACGCCGCAGTTGTACCGGCATCCCACTACGCCGTTGCTAACCTAACAGTTTCTCCGCCCCATTTCCCCTCAACCCCTCCGCCCCCTCCCCTTACGCTCACTCTCATCACTGAGATACCCGAAGTCATTGTTGAGACTATTGAGGTGGAGACTAAGACTGATGAGGTGGAGATTGTGGTGGTCGAAGTGGTGGAGCCGGTAATCGAAACCACGACCATCACTACCACTACTACTGATGATTTGGTAGTGGAGGCTACTAGACTAGCGGAACCATCAACCGTTAGTCTATCTCAGCAGGATACACAGATTACTCCCCTCCCGCCCCCTCCGCCCCCACCTTCCACTATTTCACTGGAGCAACTTGATCAAGCGGCAATTGAAGCCGGGTGGCCCCAAGAAGAGGGTTGGTGGCCTCAGATGCGGAGAATCATTACCGAGTGTGAGAATAAATCCCTAAACCCTCACGCCCATAATACCAGCGATCCCTATGGGGGAAGTGCCGGACTAGCACAATTAAACGTTGGCTGGTTCAGCTATCTCGGAGAAGATCCCTCTATGATGTTCGACCCCGTAGTCAATCTCCGTACCGCTCTCACTCTAAGAAAGCGAATCGGTGGGTTCGGTACGGGAGCAGGATGGTCATGCTTCTACAAACTCGGATTGGACTTGCGATGGGAGAAATAAATCGCTAAACTGGGGAGCATGTCAACTCCCGACATTTCCTCTAAGAACATTGAGCCCAGTGACCAAATATCACTGGGCTCTTTGCTGCCCAATCTCGGGCAGTTTACACTCAACAACGAAGAACAATCTTGGGTAGCTGATTTCGCTAGTAAGCTCAGTGATCAAGTCCAAGGACTTAAGGGGAATGAGAAGGCCGCGTACGACGACCTTGAATTCTATTCTCGATTCGTAATGGGCGAGGATAACATAGAATACACACGTAATTCCTCGTTTCTCCGCAACATTTACTGGGACTGGCAGTATACTAACGACGATATGCTGGTTCTCGGCCCGCGAGGCTCAGCAAAGTCCACCGCAGTCACAATCACATCAACTACTTGGGAGATTGGACGTAACCCTGCCGTCCGCGCCCTCCTAGCATTCGCATCGATGGAAGCCCAAGGTCTTGCGTTTGCTAGGCAGCTTGACCACATTATTACCAAGAACGAACGATACATCTCGATCTTCGGGGAGCTAAAACCTCAGAAGCCTGAGAAATGGGATGAGAGCGAGAAAATCGTTCGTCGCTCCACCCCTCCCTCTGGATTAAAAGACCCTACCATTGCAGTTGTCGGACTCGGCTCCGCTGTCCCCTCTAAACGTGCTGATATCGTAGTCTGCGATGACCTAGTCACTATGGAGAACGCTTATAGTGATATTCAGCGCGCAAAAGTCATCCGCTTCGTCTTTCAAACTCTCTTCCCGATTCTTGTACCGGGCGGACGGCGCGTGATTATCGGAAGTCGGTGGGATGAGCGAGATCTCTACGCGCACACCGCTACTCAATGGGGACTTCAATTCCCCGAACCCGTCCAAATTGACCTCGGTGAGATTATCTCTCACGCTGTTACCAACGATCTAGTGAAGTATGATGACAAGAAATTCGTTGAAAGGCCCATACAATGACGCTGATTCAGCCCTATCGAGTTATTACGCATGTAGATCTCTTTGCTGGGATAGGTGGAATGCGCCTTGGAGTCGAGGGAGCGGCACGGATTCTTGGCTACGAATCTGAAATTCTTGTGTCTTGTGATATCAATAAGGACGCCCAACGTACCTACAGCCGATATTTTGGGGGAGATTATACCCACCACGATATCAGAAATACCCACTTAGAGGGATTAAAAGGTAAGGTGGATGTCCTGACCGCTGGATTCCCGTGTCAGCCGTTCAGCAAGGCTAATTCCACCTCTGTGAAGGGGGATAATCATCGTAGTGGCCTTCTATTCCTTGATATGCTCCGAATCATAGGGGAAACTCTCCCGAGGGTGCTGGTGTTAGAGAATGTTCCCCAGTTCGCCTCTATAGACGATGAGGTTCAACTCAACACCATAATCGCTTCTCTCAGCGACCTAGGCTACTTCCTCTGGTGGGATATCTACTCCCCAGAATCTTTTGTCCCGCAACGTCGTAATCGATTCTTCCTTGGAGCAGTTCTTGGGAGTGAACTACCCCGGATGTGGAATCCCCCACTCAACAGTTGGCGTCCAACACTAGGAGATATTCTCGACCCTGTTGAAGAAGTCAACCCCACTCTTCATCTAGCAAAACACAACTGGTACAATCTGCTTACTAAGAGGACTCACCGCCCAGTCTATATTCCGCGTGAAGAAGCAGATTATCACCAAACAGTTACAGGCCCACTATTGGCGAATGGGCACAAGGGATCACAGGATATCCTGATAATGGAGCCCTATAGCGCGATTCCGCGAGTCCTCTCCGTATGTGAGATGACCAAACTCATGGGCTTCCCCTACGATATATTCAAGTGGAACATCCCTAAAACTACGGCACATCAGCAACTCGGCAACTCTGTAGTGCCTGAGCTAATCACCAACCTCCTACTTCCGATGCTAGAGCAGACACTTGGCTAAGCCCCCTATCTACTCCTTCTGGTCGCTGGTGGATCGTAAATCCTATCACCCAAAAGGCTGTTGGCTCTGGACAGGTAAGGTAAATCGTAGTGGCTACGGATACTTCACCATATTTGGGCGGAAGATGTACGCCCATCGAGTCGCCTACACCATAGTAAAGGGGCAAATCCGTAGAGGATGGGAAATTGACCACCGCTGTACAACTAGACTATGCTGTAACCCTAGACATCTGGAGCAAGTGACCCCCAGCGAGAATAAACGGCGAATAACGGATCGGAAACCGCATCAAGGAATTTAGAGAATGTGCCAATCGTGCCGCCCAACGTACGTTGATTTTACACAGCGACCGAACTATGCTGTACACTTTAATCCGTTAAGTATCGGTATCGATATGTGGGATATCCGTGTCGTTATTGCCTGTCCCTTTTGTTTTATCGCTACCGATGTCATTCTAACAACTGGGAAGCGTAAAGCCACTAATCTTCCTCACGAGTTTGAGTGCTGCATCGCCCATATCATGTTTAGGGATGTGTAAACATTGCCGCGATTAATCTACGAACGCGCCCTCCATGTTGATGAAGCTACTGGGCGCATAACATCATACTGGCCTGAGCGATGGCCCCTCCATCTTCTAGCCAAAGAGCTAATCGGGATGGGCAGCGCGTTCTTCGCAGCAGCCTACCAGAATGATCCATCCGCCCTCGAAGGTTCCCTACTAAAAGCTAACTGGCTACATCCCTATCTTGGGAGTGAGCTTGAAGCACACCGACGATCTCTTGGAGTTGAGCATGGAACCATACATTGTGGAATCGACCCCACCCAAGGAGGCATCGACGGAGATCCCGACTTTTGCGCCGGTATTGCAGTTGAGGTACTTGAACATCGAGGCTACCTTATCGATTTCTTCCTCAAGAAACTCCGAATCGAGGATCAGGCCCAATACTTTGAAGATTGGCTAACTTTCCAGTCACCGTCATTCACAATCATAGAAGATACTACTAGCAAAGGATATGTGTACAATGCGCTTGCCCATCAAGTCAACAGCGGTACAGGTACTAAACATGCTATTACCATTGAGAAGCCGCAAGGTCGAAACGCAATCGGTAACAAACAAGTGCGCTTTATGTCTATGGCCCCTAGATTCGAGAATGCACAAGTTCGGGTGCCGGGCCTCCAAGTTGGTAGTGAAATCATACTTGATCCCCGCTGGGAGCCGTGGTTTACCCAGTGGCGAAGCTTCCCAAGCGGTCATGATGATGGATTGGACGCTGCCTACTGGGCAATCTTCTCAGGCTTCCGAATTGATCCCGGTGCGAGTGCGAGTAAGCTTCCCACAGGCACAGACACCCCCGCTAGAGTTGATTCAACTAATCCAAAACTTGTTGGAATCTTATGCGAACGAGAAGCACACCTAGCGTTTGGTAAGTCTATATCAGAGTGTATAAGGTGTATGTTGACACTTGAAGACACTTTCATGTATGATGAGCAAACGGTGGGGACTCCGGGACGGTCGGGACTAGTTCGCACCCTTGATACTCGCTCAATAGGTCAACCGCGTAATCGGCCTAATAGAATCAGGATGATGAGGTAACCCACAACCCATGAAGAATCCACTCTCAATTACTACGGATAAGCGTAAAGCGCGCGAAACTATTACGCGGAATGGGTTTGATGAGTTCTTTAGAGATCCCGCCAATCCTGGCAAGCCGCTCCAAGTACTCCCATCTGCATCTGGTTACAATCCCGAACAGGAATGGATTAGCTTTGCTTGTGAAGTCTCGCCCAATAACGGGAGCGGTGGGGAGAACAGTTATCAATGGCAGCCTCTCATCACCCAACTAACCCCTTGGAGGGCCTACATTGATCTTACTGGGATCGAATACTCCGATCACTTCATTATCCAGACCGAAATTCGAGTTCATTCCCCCAACTCTATTCCTCGGTACCCTAAAGATGCTAGAGGATACATTTGGGTACTTGATGACCGACTTGCTATCACACTTAGAAAAGCAAATAGCGGAGAGCCTGATTCCATCCACGTCAATGGTTCACCGCTCAGCTTCAACAAGATCCTGTCCGTAGAGCCGTTAAGCGGGCCGTGGGAAGCGAGACTATCAATTGCCCAAGTCCAAGGGATTAGTAAGAAGCTTCGGGTACTGACGTTGTAGCTCCGGCGTTATTGTGGTAGAGTCACCACGTAGCCCATTGTAGTCACTGTATAGTCTTGCGGACTTACCGCGCCGGGGAGAGCCATCGTGCTAGTCAATGGTACCAACGCCCAGAAGCCTTCCCGTGCGTACTCGGAAGCGACGATAATCTCCTACCCTACCGGACGCACTGAAGATTCAAACTATCGTTCTACAGGCATTGGAGGACGCAAATCCCTCAAAGATGCTCTCGGTAGGGAGCTTCCCCCGTACTTGCATGATAAGCACATCGCCGTCTCCTTTCTTGCTTATCGTGTTAACCCGATGGCCCACCGGCTCATCGAGATGCAGGTCAACTTCGTCCTTGGTAATGGGATCACCGTAACGTGCTTTGATTCTCCAGAGGCTCTTGCAATCATTAGCAGCTTCTGGAGTGACCCCTATAACAACTGGCCCCGACGCATCGCTGCTCGACTCCGTGATCTCTACCTTTATGGGGAGTGGTTGCATCGCCCCCTTGTGAACCCGAACTCCGGGTTTGTGTTCATGCGCGATGTTCAGCCTGATAACATCGACCATCTTCTCCCTGACCCGTACGACCACTCCCAAGTCGATAGGATCGTCCTCAAGCAGAAAGAATCAGGTACCGATTACTCCGCTCCCAACATTTGGGCGTATAATATTCGGGAGAGACTAGACGAGAAGCTTGCAATCGTTAGTGAGCCATCCGGTGAACTGTTCCATTTTGGAATCAACGACACCACCGACTCACTTCGTGGTGTTGGTGAACTGTTCCCTCTGATTGACTACATTGACCTATACGACGGCATGATCTTCGCTCGTGCTGAAAAGATCGAGAACATGGGCCATATGTACTACGATCTCACGTTGGAGGGGATGAGCGAACAGGAGATGCGGAACTATCTCACCCAAGAGACTAATGTTCCTCCGCGTCCCGGTTCGGTGTTCGCTCATAACCCACAAGCAATCCTCACAACCGTTACTGCGGACTTGAAAGCTGATGATCATGCTGTTGATGTCGGCGTAATGAAGTCCAACATCGTCTCGTGGGCAGGGTGGCCGGGAACTTGGTTCGATGAACCCGGTTCGGCTGGTCGTGCTGTTGGTGCTGAGATGGCTGAAGGTACCCTCAAGAACATCACTCAGCTTCAAGCAACCATCGCCCAACTCCTACGTACTGAGATTGACTACGCCATCTTCCAAGCTATCCTTGCTGGTAAGCTCAATCCCAAGAGTGCCAAGGTTAATAGATTGGGCATCCCCAACTACACTATTAGCTTTAGTCGGCCTACAGCAAAAGATATTCAGCGCATGGGGCCATCACTTGCGAGATACGCATCTTTCATTGAGACAGTAACATCAAAGGTACCGCTTCTCACTCAGGAAGAGGGCCGACAGCTTGTTGTTGCTCAGATTCAACAGTTGGGGTTGAATGATGTTCCGATAAGCATGGTACTGCCTACTACACTTCCTAAGATCCCCGAGCCGAAAGACCCCAATAAGGTTCCGCCACCATCATTTGGTAGTAATGGTAATGGCAACGGCGGTAGTCCTGCTACCAATCCAAAGGTTGCTGCTAAGGTAGCCGAAAACGCCCAGATTATTGAGGGAACACATATCTCTCAATTGTTTGAGAAACTATACTAGCCTCATCGACCCACTACACCCACTTAGGAGAACGATTGTGCCCACTGTTGATCTCGGAATTCGAGTACGCCTAGACCCCAATAAGGTAACGGATGGTCGTCCACATTCTGATATGGCTAACGCCATTCATGATAAGATCATCTCGTCCATCCTAAATGACGTAAACCAGTACACCAAGTCTGATGGCAGTAGAATCACCGACCCTCGTGTCCGCATTCAA